CTTTTGTGAATTTGTGGCTTTGTAGCCCCAATTGAACAACTCGTTCCCCGTCTAGGCTTGGTGCGACCTTGCCAACCTTACGCCCTGTTTCATGCGCCCATTGGTCAATTAAAAGCCTTTTCCAATCGTCTGATGACCAAACAGAGCCAGCCACCTTCATTTCTTTATAAACCATGTCAATCAGGGCATGGAACATATCGTTCTGATCTGTGCTGCGGGTGGCCTTCTTGACTTCTAAGCGCAGTTGTTTTCCCGCCTGTAAGGTTTCTTTAATCTTAGGCCATAAGTCTTTCAGGACTGTATGGGCCTGCTGGCTGTTGTGTAGGGTGACGATCATTTAATCTCCACAAAAACAAGCAATTGCTTCTTCATTTGGATCAAACATATCTGCTTGATTCTTTGTAAATTCCATCATTGCTGAATAAGTTGGCCTATCCTTACTAAAACGACCACCAGCTAATTCCTCTTGTTTTGCCCACCAAATTGCACGTTCTGGCTTTTCTTGAATCATGCTTGCTATTTGTGCAACAGGCTTCATAAAACATAAGTCACAATTTGAATAAAACCCATTTGTTGGCAACCCAAGATCAAACGAGTTTGTTTCCCAAAAACTTAGAACATCTTGTTTTGTTACACCAGCATAGACTAATGGAGTCCACTTATCCTTCATTTTGGCAGCTCTGTACTGTTCGTCAGCCCTAATTCCAACGGCAGTCTCAAAATCTACAAAATCAATAGACTGTAAGTAAGAATTTATTGGTTTGATTTTTGTATTAACAGTACAAATTCTTTGAATAGAGTTTGGAAGATAAGGTTTTCCATTCTGCCAAATCGACTCTGCAAATGGTTCTCCATTTCTAGATGCTGTTTCAAAAGTAACAACCTTAAAACGATCACTAGGCTTTTCTGCCCATTGATATTCCAACCAAACAATAGGAACATTCCAATGTTCTGAACAATCTTGCACAAATCTCAAAGTGGCCTCATCTTCCTTGCCAGTGTTGGCAAAACAGACAATCGTTTCGTTTGGCAGTTGCCCCCCCCCGTTTTGTAATACTTTATGCAACATATATGCACTTGTTCTACCACCAGAAAAGCTAATGCAAGTTGGGCCATCAATTTTGTAAGGATTGCTCATGCTTGCCTCACAATAACTTCGACCTTTGCCACTTCGCCATAGACCTTGGTGGCATGGATGGATGTAATTTGAGAGTCGTTTTCAAACACAATCTTGTCCATTCCATCAATCACTGACTTAATCACATTATCCAAGTCGGGCTTTTTGGTGTGTTTCTCAGAATCGATTAAACAAGCCTCAGTGCGTTTTTTTGAGTATGAGGCGGGAACAGGAAAGGTGACATAAATAAACGCCTCTAATGCCCCTTCTAGCGGTTCTGAAGCGCCCATTGCCGCCTTTGCCATCATTCCAACCTCGGATTCGTAGGTTTTAGTCTTTTCAGGGGTGTAGGCAACGGGAAACTTACCTCTTGTGGAAAATCTTGGTCTGCCCTTTGGTACAGGTTCACCATATACCGCAAAGGTGATTTGCATCATTTGTTGTCCTTTTGTTGATTCATTCGGCTTTTTAGATTGTCAGCAGCCGCTTGGCCTCGCCTCTTGGCAATGTCCGCTAGGGTTTGTTGCCACCAGTATTGGGCCTCTCCCCTGCCCTCCTCCAAGACTTTCTTGCGGTAGCGCCTGATCCACTCGACCGCTTCGCTGTTCCTCATAGTCTCCTGTAAGTTCAAGCGCCCTTGTGATGACAAACTCGCTAAATTGTTGGCCTTCTCTGACCCGATTAAGGATTGCTGTTGCTTCATGGTGTGTCATACAAATAATAATTGTTGTGTTTTGACAGAAGTGCCTGAGTCATAGCGTTGTGAATCACCTTTTGGATAAGGTTCAATCGCATATTTAAGTTTTGATCTCATAACTTTTTTGTCAGTTTTTGAGCCATGAAACAAGATGTATCTATGTTTTCTTGAACGCTCAACATAGTAAAAGTCATCACCATGCAATTCTTTAATTTCAGCCAATGTCAAACCATCACCAATTGTTTTTGCGTGTTTGTGTTCTTGGCCTTTAATTGTCCAATCAATCCTGTTGGCAGACAGCCCCGTATAAAGAAAATTTGTGGCTTGGTAAACATATCCCACATGACCTTGGCTTGTGTCAGCAAAAGAAACCACAATTGTTGGTTTAGGTAGCAATTTAATTGAATTAGCCACTAAAAAAGATGCTTCGTTTTTGTGGTTGTCCAATAAACAAACTCGGTTTAATTCCAATACTTTGTCGGAATATTCTTTGCCGCAAATGCCCATGCAAAGTGGTGGTGATGCGGGTATGCCGTAGGTCACTACCCCAACAAGAATGTCATCTTTGTATAAACCAAAGGCAAACATAATTTGAGGCATACGCTTGGCATAGTGTTTTTCAAGTAACCAAGGCTCAACTTCAAAGTTATTTATTGGTAAAACTTTCATCTTCGTAATTCCGCTAATTTGGCACGAATGTGATCTGGCATTGGGGCGGCTTTCTTGCGATCAGATTCAATCTTTGCTAAAGCGGGGTCAATTGTGGGTTTAGGCTTCATTTCAGGCACTTCAGCGCCATCCCATCGTTGTTGGTTTAAATAGACCAAAGGGGCGGGAATAAAAGCACCATAGCCTTTTATCCATTGCTCTGTGGTCTTTAGCCATTCAACGTGTTTAATGATCTGGTCGGCTTGGGTTTCGCAATAATGCTTTTCCCATTTCTTTAAGCACTCAGACTTTGCACCTTTTCTTGTTGATGCGGGCCATGCTTTCCAGAATCTCTCAAACCCTGATTCAAATAATTCAGGCATAGGTTCTCCAAGGGTGGATATACCACCTTTCTCCATCACTCTGTTTTCCATAATTCATCTTAATTTAGCTAACTAAAAACAAAAACGACCAAGTGCGCTTGACGGGTTAATTCGCTTATACATTTGGCCTTGTTTCCACCGATGAACCAAATGCTTTACCAGTCGCTTAACCAACGCTGGTCGGCAATACAGGGGGTGTGTCCTGTTGTCGGTGTTTTCTTCCAAGCCATCCATGCAAATGCGCTGCTGTCGTGTGGAGTACGGCCTTGCCAAAAGAAAAAACCCCGCAAAATGCTCTGTGGTCTTGGCTCTTGGCGAGAGCAACAGCAAACGAATGACGCTAATCAAAAGTTCACTTGCCGTCTGACAAGACCACACAAAATTCTGCGGGGTTTTCGTGATTAGCGTCACTCGTCTGATGCCACTCAGACGATTTGGATTATACATAGTTTTCCTATTTGTCAAACCACTCAGGTTTTAGGATCATCAATTGATAGAGCCGACCCGTTGGAATCATTTTCCAATTGTGTACAGCCGCCCTGGTAATTCCCAAGATACGGGCAAGCTCACTCTGTGAGCCAGCAAGGGTGATAGCCTTTTGTTTATCCATTTTTGAAGTATAGCAAAATAAACATTTAAGCATTTGCATAAAAACAACATTAGGGAAAGTCCTAATAAAAAAACCTTGTTGTGTGTTTAGTTTGGTGTACACTTAGCCCATGCCCTGAACTTCTCGGGGTCTATTTAGGAGAAATTAAATGCAAGATGGATTAGAAATCTTTTGGATTGCAAATAGAAAATTTTGCGTTCATGTTCAAACAGTCAAACACATAAATTATCAATCTGTAACAGTCACTGAAGAACGCAGACTGCAAGGCATGGCTTGGGATGGAACAAAGTCATGGTTTCGCAATGTTTCTAAAGACAAAAAACAACAAGCAGTTAACCAATACAAATTGTTAACTTCATTTGATGTTTAAGGAAACCAAATGATTGAAACAAAACTCCAATACTACTTTGATGATGTTGTCTCTTACGACAATGGTGAAACAGTTGAGAACGTCAAAGTTGGTTATGACTACTACCCCGCAGAAGATAACTTTCCGCATGACTACGATTCAGCGGAAATCTACGATGTGTTTGTGTTTGACGAACAAGGCAACCACATCACTTATGACATTCCCCAAGACGAATACAAACGCATCATGCAAGAAGTCAAATCCAACTTTGCTCAACTTCAGAAAGACCGCAATGAAATCTAAGATTATTCAAACAATTGTTGAGTGGACATTGGCAATCATCATCTTTGGTGGTTGGGGCGTTCTCTTGGCATGGAGGGGCTAATCATGATTGACCACATCAAAGATTATTTCCGCTTGCCATCACCCAAAGAATTAGCGGCTAAAGAACTTGAAGCGGCACAACGCAAGCTGTTAGAGGCTCTTAGCGCTCAAGAATACGCAAAGCGCATGGCTGACTACCACTCCGACCGAATCAAACGCCTAACAACTTATTTGAAAGAAGAATCATGAAAATGTTTACCTTTACCCTTTTATGCACTTTGAGCATCATCACAACGGGATGCTCAATGATGCCAGGCTCTACGCCACAGCCTCCTAACCAAGACCTGATTGTTGACAAGCAAGTGCAGCCGATGGGTCGCAATGAAGTTATAGACGCAGTACGCCAGTGCGAGTCATCAGGGCTTCGTGCTATTCCCTTGTACGCAAAGCGCAAGATCGGTGGCTACACAGTTGAGACAGTCATTGAAGTGTCTTGTGGCCCTAAATATCAATTTTAAGGATTCATCATGAGCATCGCTAATTTACTTACTCTCAATGTCAACGAACACACCGAGAAAAAAGCCAATCTTACCTATCTGTCATGGGCTTGGGCATGGGCTGAAGCACTCAAGGCAGACCCAAAAGCATCGTTTAAGGTTGAGATGTTTGGTGACAAGTGCTTCATGGACATCAACGGCACTGCAATGGTTTGGGTCACAGTCACCATGTTTGACAAGCCAATGACTTGCCAGCTTCCCGTGATGGATCACCGCAACAAAGCCATTGTCGGCCCTGATGCTTTCCAAGTAAACACAGCCATCATGCGGTGCATGACCAAGGCACTCAGCTTGCATGGCCTTGGTCTATATTTGTATAGCGGTGACGATCTGCCTTCTTTTGTAGAACCCGAATCAACCATTGATGTTGACAGCATGACAGACTTGTTTGCGGCTATTGAAAGCGCCACCACTCAAGACGAACTCAAGGTTGCTTACAAAGTGGCTTATGCCGCTTGTGATGGCGACAAGGCTTGGCAGATGAAAGTGATTGCAGCCAAGGACAAAGCAAAGGCTAAATTATGAACACAGATGAAGATGACGAATTTGACCGCATTGCCCATGAGAACGAAATGAAAAGTGGTCAGCCATATCACTACGATGTTTATGTATCACCCTCACAACGCAATCAAGTGCTTGAGGAAGTGGCTAAAGAAATACAAAAATTTACAGTGTTTGGCAAAGACACAATCGACAGTTTTACAGCATACATAAGGGGTATGAAATCATGATTGAAATGATGGATCAAGGCACAGAGGAATGGTTCACCATTCGGATTGGCAAAGTCACCGCATCCCGTGTGGCTGACGTTATCGCCAAGACCAAGACGGGCTACAGCGCAACCCGTGACAACTACATGGCCCAACTGGTGTGTGAACGTCTGACGGGTCAAAAGGGTGATAGTTTTAGCAATGTTGCCATGCAACACGGCACAGAGACAGAACCCCTTGCCAGAGCCGCTTATGAGGCGCTCAAGGATGTTTTGGTTGATGAAGTGGGGTTTGTACCCCATCCCACAATTGACATGGCTGGCGCTTCTCCTGATGGCATGGTGGGTGAGGATGGTCTGATCGAGATCAAATGCCCCAACACCGCCACGCACATTGAGACTTTGCTCAATCAATCAGTGCCAGGCAAGTACAACACCCAGATGCAGTTTCAGATGGCTTGCACAGGGCGTAAATGGTGTGACTTTGTGTCTTTTGACAATCGTCTGCCAGAGGAACTTCAATTGTTTGTGACAAGAGTCCCACGGGATGAAGTGTTTATCAGACTGATTGAATCGGAGATTGTCCAATTTATTGCTGAACTGGACGACAAAATCAATAAACTTATGAAAGTAAAAAATGTCTAAACTTTACGAAATTACCATTGTTTCAGGTAAATACAAAAACAAAGATGGTGTGGAAAAATCCCGCTATCAAAACATCGGCTCGGTAATTGAGACCAAGAACGGCCCGATGCTAAAGTTGGACAGCATCCCACTGCCAGAGGGCGGTTGGAATGGTTGGGCATATTTAAACACTCCCAAGCCAAAGGAAGATTACAAAGGCTTGCCAAAGGACGATGACATCGATTTTTAAGTTTACGGGGGGAACGCTGTGCAAAGGCTTTTTATGCTTGCGGACGAACAGTTAGTACCTCCACCAATTACGGGGGAAAGCGGATGCTGTGGAATCTATCGGTCGTGTGAGCGCAGACGCAGCGAGTACCCCACCCATTTAGGAAATATCATGGACTATAAAGACACATTTAAAAGAATTTTCGCCATGCCCGAATTCCCAAGAGTACGGGCGAATGATCCTCTGACATCGTTTCAGGCAGCGGATTCAATCAAGGAAGCCGCCCCACAACATCACCAAGTTATCTTGGATTGCCTCCAAATACATGGTGCTTTGGGAAAAGATGGAATCTCGGCCTATACCAATTTGGACAGCAATCAGGTTGCCAGGCGCTTAAACGAAATGAAAATAATTGGTCTGATTGAATTGACAGGCAACGTAGTCAAATCCAACTCAGGCAGAAATGAAAGAGAGTGGCAATGTACCCGATTGGATTAAACGGCAATCAACCAGTGCATAAATTACGAACTTGTAATAAATGTGATGTGACCAAGCCGCCAGAGGGCGGGATTGACATGGGGCATAAGTGGATTTGCCAAACTTGTTGGATTAACAGATGGAAAAAGAATCCTAAGTGAAAACCCTAGTGCCTTGTTTGTCAATGATCAAGGCTTGTTTGCGGGGCGTTCCACCCTCTTGATTGGGGATGCTGATGTGTGTCCAGCGGTCAAACTCCCTGATCACTTGGTCGTAGCCAATGCCAGAGGCAATCACGGCTCTGACCACTTGGTCAGGGGTCATAGCGGGTACACGAATGTCAGCAGCACAGCCGATCCGATGCTGAGAAGTGTCTTTACTGCCCACAGCGTCATTTACGGCTTTCGACCTGAACGCACTGTTGACCATAATCGGCTTACCGCCAAGTACAGTTTTGAGTTCTTCCAAGAATTCTGCCAATCTTTGAATGTTTGCAAGTTCAGTTTCATTTGGGGTGTTGTCCAATGTTCGGTGGTCGGTGTGTGTTAGTTCTTCAAGCGTAAAGTGTTCAGTCATTTTTTAATCCTATCGGCAATTTTTTCCATTGTTCTACCGCCAAAGTAGAACGACATCACCAACATCCCCCATTGCCCCAACAACTCAACATAAGCGCCACGG